CAAAGGTTATAAGAAATCAAGCAACAAGTATGATACTTTTTCGCACGAAAGACGCAAATGAGTTAGAAGATGTTGCTGAAAGTGTTGCTGGAGAGATAGACAAAGAAACATTTTATAAAATATATGATAAAGCAATTGGTGATGGTAATAATTATGAATTTTTATTTATAGATTTTCATCCTAAATCTAACCAGAGCATGTTTCGCCAAAGATTTGATGTATTTTTATATCCTGAAGAAATAATTAAAGAAAAAAATTGATTTAAAGATAAAAGTTTATAAAGGTTTATAAATGCCTAAAAAAGAAATTACTGATTATGTTATATATAAAATTATTTGTAATGATGAAAATATAAAAGAATGTTATGTTGGTTCAACATCTAATTTTAAAGTTAGAAAAAATCATCATAAATATCGTTGTGTTAATAATGAATGTAATTGTAAAGTATATAAAACAATTAGAGAAAATGGAGGTTGGAATAATTGGTCTATGATGCCTATTGCTGAATATAAAGATTTAACAAATATTCAATCACGAATTAAAGAAGAAGAACACAGAGTTTTATTAAATGCACAAATGAATGATAAGAAAGCATATACAAGTTTAGAAGAAAGAAAAACAGATGTTAAAAAATATAATGAAGAATATAAAAATCAAAACAAAGAGCAAACAAAAATATATCAGAAAGAATATAGGAAAGCAAATAAAGAATCAAAAAGACAACAAGATATAAAACATTATGAAGCACATAAAGAAAAAATTAAAGAAAGACAGAAAGCATATTACGAAGCAAATAAAGAAAAAATTAATGAAAAGAGAAGAAACAAGATTTAAAATAACTAATTATATATATTATTTTTTTATAAAAGTTATATATATAAATGTCTCAAACAAAAAGCACAAGAGTTTCTTGGAGGGAAGAGACTGTATGTAACTATACAGATACAAAATTTTTACAAAGCAACCCTCAATGTAGTATAAGAGAGATTAGTAGTGTTGTTGAAGAATTTGACCCTATTACTATAAGACAGGAACATTTTGACTTTGTTTTAAGAAGAAATGAAGCAGTACCACAACCTTTAGTTCCACATAGTAGCACTAATCCTGTTAGTAATCGTAAAGATATTATGCCTCCACTTACTGTAGATACATATATAGATAGAATTGCTTTCGACCAAGCAGAAGTAGCTCCTCCACTTCGTGCTGGAAGACAAAACATTCCTAATATGTCTAATGCTATTGATAATGTAATTAATAGAATAGAATATGCAAATAGATTAAGTCAATTAAACGAGGAAGGTGTTGGATTAGAACAATTACCTGATAAGTCAAATGTAAATAAAACAGCAAAACCAACAGAAACACCAGCAGAAAAATTTAATAGAATGTATGAAAATATGATACAAGTGGAACTAGCTGAAGGATATATAATTCCATCTGCTCCTGAAAGTATGACAGGTATGGAAAAACAAAAATATATTATGGATGAAATAATTAGAAGCACAGATGCTGAAGGACGAAAAATTGTAAATAAAATAGGAACAGCAAAAGAAACTACTTTTACAGCAGACGAAGCATATAAAAGAGTTAATTCTGCTTATGAGAAAGCAATAGTTAGTGACCCATTTGGTGGATTAAATGATTATGCTATTGGTAGTGATTTACTTAATAATCCATTTGGTGGATTAGGTGATTTTGTTACTGGTAGTGATTTAACAGTAGATCAACAAGAAACATTAAGATTAACTGCTGAAATAGAACAATCAACAATGAAAGCAAGAGCTAGAAAACCAGCTAAAACAAAACTATTAATAGAAGAGGCTGTTCCTACTTCTAAAACAGAAGGAGTAGAATTATCAAATTTAAGATTAACAAATAAAGCATTAGAAAAAGGATACGGAAAACAAACAGATAGAGGTTCAGCAGGACAAGGTTCTTCTAATGACCCAATTGCTCCGCCGACAGATGTATTAAATATTAATATGTTGTCTCATGCACTACCATTAGATGTATTACAAGTATCATTTGAATTGCCTCCTGAATTACAAAATCTAAAAATTCCAAATATGCCTGACCCAACAAAAGCAACAGACACTGCTTCTTATAGACTTGAAAAATCTATATATGAAACAAAATTAGCAGAATTATTTAAAGCAATTGACGGTTCTTATAAAATAGATAATTATACTAAACAAATAATAAAAAAACAACTAGAAATACATCAGGAAGAGGTTAATTTGAGAGCAAAAATCGCTAATAATCCAGCAATTATAGAGGACATAACACCTATGTTTGGTGGTGAATTTAATCAACCTAATTTAATTAATTTGGAAACAACTAAATTTGAATCACAATTGAATAAATTATTTGTAGAACAACAAATCTATAATGAACTACGAGGAATACCAACAGCAGAGAGAGCAGTTACTATATTAGAAATGCAATCAAATTCTTCTAATTTTAGTGAATATTTTTCAAGTAGATCAGGGGCAACAATATCACAAGGTGATTTCGCTGAATCGCTTACAAAAGTAAGTGATGTGATGGCTAGTTTTGAATTAGCAAATCCCCCAGTTACACAAATACAACCACAACAACAAGCATCAATATCAAATACTCTTAAGTCTATAAAGTATAGTGAAACATTTAAAAGTATAAACGCTACAGCATTAGGAGAAGCATTAGGTCATACAATTGCTGGTATGACCGCAGCCATGATTATAGCTCATTTTGCTGGTGAAAGTCAAATTTTTAAAAATATTGAAGACATCTATGTACGAGGGGCAGCTATTGGTGCTACTGTTGGTGGGGCTGGAGCTCTTCCAACAATTGCGTCAAGGTTTTTTGTTATAGCAACAAGAAATGCTATAACTATTGGAGGTGAAACAGCATTAGCAGCCACAAGTAGAGCATTAGTTAGAGGTGCTATTACATCAATTGGAGAAATAGTAGCAGGTGGTATTGTTGGTGCGGCTCTTGTTCCATTAGATATGCTTTTTCAAGATTTTTTACTTAAAAATGGATTTACTCATGCTGGTGCTGGTGCTTTATCAGGAGCAACTATGGCTGGTATAGGAACTGTAGCATCTTTAGCAATTGGTGCAACTGTTGAAAGTATAGCAGCTGGTGCTCTTACATTAGGGGCTGCTTTAGCACCAGCATCATTAGGTCTTTCTGTTGTAGTAGCATTAGGAACAATGGCGTTTGCGGCTATTGTAGGAGCAGCTATGGGAGCGTATGGAGATGATAGAGCTCGTAGAGATAGAGATACTCATAATATTAATAGAAGGTGGATATTAGAGAATTTAGCAAAAAATAATTTTAATGTTATTGAAACTTTCCATGAATTTGAAAGACAAAAATATCAAGGAAGACTTGCGACAAATAAAGAAAGCGATGATGATTTTGGTGATTATGAAACAGATGCGAGACCATTTATTGAAATGTTACTAACGAAATTTGAAGGAAGATCATTTCCACATAGTAATATTAATACTGTATCATTAGATAGTTTAAGTGATAAAGAAAAAAGAATTCAAGAGTTAATGGCACGAGATTTATTACCAACAGTAAGAGACCTTGCTCTCAAAGACGGACACCCTGAAATTGCTGAAGCTATAGAAAAATTAGCTGACTATAAACCTATATCACAAGCAGATTGGGAATGGTTAGACCAAGCAACAGATAAAACATGGTATAGAGATAGTTTATTATCAGGACAAATCCAATATGAAGAATTAAAATTCACACAAATTAAGAGTGCGGACGCTCAACAACAATTATATAGAATATGGGATGAGACACATACATTAGATTATCCTCCTGAATTAGTTGTATGGGCTACTAAAGATAGTTCATTTGCTACTAGATTTACACAATCAAGAATATATGACGCTCAAAGAATAATAATGGAAAATTTCCAAGAAAATGGTAAATTATTTGAAGAAAATCAAGCAAGTCTTATAGCAATGTCTTGTGTTAAAGACCCAACTATAACAGCATATATTGACCCTGATGGTATATATGGATTTCGCAGATTATTTACAGACTATACTAATAATATGCAAACAACAGCAGATAGTATGAATATTACTATACCACAACTATTATCATTACAAAACCTACCAGAAGATAGACGAGAACGAGCATTTTTAACATATCAATATAATACATTGAGAGAAAATACTTTAACAAGAGATGAAGTAGAAAATCTACAACGCTATGACGAAGAAAATAGAGCAATAGCTGCTAGAGGTTTTTATAGTAGAGACGATGAAATATTAGCAATTACACCCGTAGAAGAATATGGAACTTGGAATCCTGCGGACGCTCAAATATGGAGAGCACAAGAAGCAGGAATGACTTTACGACAATATGTAGATTATATGCATTTATTGTCTATGGGTGATAGTGGGGATATAAATAATTTACCTGAATATTCTCCTGCTGAAGTAGCAATACAAAGACAAGAAGATAGAATAGCATTTCAAAGACAATTAGATTTAACAGATAATAGTGACCTAGCAATATATGATGAAGCAACACACAGATTTGTAATTAATTATTTAGGTATTAGAAGTGAAAATCTAGAAGAAAGAATGGCAAGAATGAATACAGCAAATATGTATTATAGTCCTACAGCATATCAAAGTGATGAGAACTTTCATACTATGATAACTGGAATGAATCAAGAAAATCAACAAACATATGATGCTTATAATTTCAAATTATCAGATGATTTAGAACAGTATAGGGCTGAATATGAGAGACAAGTAGCAGAATATAATGACTATCAACATATTACAGGACAACAAAACTTTTTATATTTTGATGCGACCGCTGAATATCACGCACGACGATTAACATATGACCCTATGAGTACTGACCCTAATGATTATATAACAAAACCATCAATAGATCCACCAAGAACTAAACCTGACCCATATGAAATAAAGAATGGAAAACCACCAAGATTAACAACAGATGATAATATTGAGGATTTGTTAAATGATGAAAATAAAGAATTAGCACAAGAACAAATAGATAAACAAACATTAGAAACTGGTCGTGAATTATCATACAACGAAAGACAATATATATTTAAACAAGCATTTAATAAACAATATTACG